CTATATTTATCAACAGCCGCAAGCATCTGCTATACTACCACCACTTGCAGGATTGCAAGTAAATGGATATAATTTTGGTTTTACTGCTAAAAATGGTAATGGTTGGGACGATGGTCGTGTAGATCAATTAACTGCATTGGTACGATTTTGGGATGCAACTGGTGGCCGTGGCACTAATAACTTGCTATATGGAAATAGTTGGAATTTAAGTTACAAATATAATTGGACTACATTTAATTATAACGAAACATTTACAACCCCACTAGCTGCTAGTTCAATTGGTACTGTACAGTATGGATTTATTGGTCGTGACAACAATGGTTGGGCAGGCCCATATGGTCCAGAAATATATGGAGTTAATTTTAGTTTAAAATATTCAGTAGATCCGTGTATTGCAAACCCACTATACTCTCCAACTTGTTCAGGGTATTTAGCGGCAATGCAAAAAATGTTGCCTGCTCCCATACAAGAAACAGTTGTAGTAAGTCAGCCTGTAATTGTAGAACAAACAGTTAGTGCCCCTAGTACAAGTACCACAACAGCTACATCAACACAACCCACACAATCAACCAGCGTAGTTGCCGTTACACCAACTGTAGTAGCTCCTGCGGCTAGTCAAGAAAAATCTTCGGGTGGTAGTCCTAATTTAAGTCTTGCACTTAGTTTAATTGCCAAAAACTCAGATCGTGAGAAAGCAACCGCACAACAAGCAGTTTCAAGCGCTATTTCGGAATCACAAGCAGCAGTTGCAAAAGCCGAACAAGAGATTTCACAAACAGTTGCCACTTTAAATGCAATGAGTGCTACAAGCGTAGAAGTAGGCATGGCATTAGCAGGCTCAGCACAACAAAGCTCACAGTCTACACAGTCTAATAGTTCAAACAAAACTGCACAAACTCAATTTACAGGCAATGGTATACAATTACCACAGCCAAATAATAATCAACAAGCTGTTTTGTTACAACAAACCGCACAGCAATACCAACCTCCGCAACAGACTATGTTGCAAGCAGAAACAGTGAGTAATTATGCACTTTTTCAAGCACCTCAATTGCAACTACTTGCACCAGTTGTACAAGAAACTTTTCAACCAGTAGCGTCTGCACCAGTTTTTGTTACACAAGAACAAAAATTCACAGAACCAGAAGTGCCACAATTGCAAACAAATTTCTTAACAGATCGCAATAATCCATTACGAGAAATTTTAGAAGCTGCACCTATTGCACTAACTGACTTTACAGAACAACGCCAAGATAATCGCAATCGTGTTGTACAGCCGAACGAATTGGCAGCTGGAGTTGATTTAACAAAGATAGCCATAACCCCACAAGGCTATGCTAGTTACACTAATTTTGCATTACGTGATGCAAATTTTTATGAACCAAAGGAAGTTTACAAGAACCAGACGGTTGTAGACAATGTACGAGTTTTACGCGGTTTAGGGTCGGATCAGAAGCATCAAGACCTAATAAATTCACAATATAAATAGGAGTTATTATGGCAGAAGATCTAAACAAAAAAGTTGATGAACTAGAAGCTGCAGCTAAAAAGTATGCGTCAAAAGATACTGTTATTAGCATTGGAGGATATGAGTTTACTCCAGCTAAATTAATGGTTGCCGCTACACTTGTAAGCTCTATGTTAGGCGGTTTATATGGTACTTTTGAGGTCTACAAAGACTACATGGGTATGAAGAAAAAGATTGCTGAGTATGTAACACCTGACTTAAGCGAATTTGATAAGCGACTATCTGTAATAGAAGAAAATTCTTCAAAAACTTCAGACTATACTCGTGATATTAAAAATGATCTAAAACAGGATTTACGCCGAAACGAAACTGTTACTGAACAAATTGAACGAAGTGTAAAACAGTCTCAACGTGAAACCGACTCAGACTTAAAAACAATTCAAAAAGATTTAAGAGCCAGTTTAGACCGTACTCGTGATGATATGGATAAACTAAAACGCGATACCGATGCAAAAGTTGATAGAATAAATCGGGAAGTGGATTCAAAAATACAAAAAGCTATTGATAATCCACTAGCTAACAAATAAGGGAACTTAAGTGCACAACGATTTAAAATTATTTAAATGGGCAATAATTATGCTAGTACTACCACTAGCACTAGCATTTTTTGGCAAGGATAGTTTCAGATACCCTTGCCAAGATCCCACAAATTGGGATAAAGATTTTTGTAAACCACCAATCTGTGACGTTACCCGAACTTGTCCAGAACATATTTTTAAAGGCCAACGCGATCCAAGGCTTGGCCCACCAGAAACAAGAGTAGAACCTATGGGAAAACTACAATGTACAACACCAACACAAGGAGCTAATTGTGGAAAGTAATACAATTATCTATACTGAAGATCAGTTAATGGCGCGCCTAAAATTCTTTATTGGCATTTGTCTTGCGCTTACACTAACAGGCATTGTGTTCGTGGTTTTATACTCAATTATCTTCATTACTCAACCACTAAACGCTATCAGTCCAATTGATCAAAAGTTTTTTGAGATGATTATTCCAATTGCTACTTTCTTAACAGGTACACTATCAGGAATTATGTTAGCTGGCGGTAACAAAGAAGAAATGGAAATGAAACGTGACATGATTAAGCAAGCACAAGAAAATTCAAATACTTATGCTAAAGCTAATCCTTTAAAAGTAGAGCCTGCATTTACAAGCCCTATTCAAACAACTAGCGGCTTTAATGGTACTTCTGCTGGCACTAGCATTATTTATATTAATGGTAAGCCAGCCCCTATTCAAGCACCCCATCCGGAGATTTAAATGAAAAAAGTTATTTTAGCAATTGTTACTAGTTTAGCACTTACAGCAGTATTTGCAGAAGCAGAGACTAAAAAAGTCTGTAAAGAAAAAACCGACAAAGCAGGTAAAGTTGTTGTAGACAAAGCCGGCAAGCCTCAAGAAGAGTGCAAGACTATTAAAATTCATCAAAAATTAGAAGGCACTAAGATTGAAGATGCCAAAAAAGCTAAATAAAATTTAATATTGACCTCGCCTTAGTGCGGTGGTATAATACAGTTACTGCCTCACTTTTTATCAACAAACAAGGAATTTCATGGCAAGAAACAGTGGTAAATCAAATCGTAACTTTCCAGCAAAAAGATCTAATGACAGACCCTCGCAAGAAGAAAGGTCTCAGTTACGCCGCAATAAAGAACAGGGTTCTACAGAATCTGCTGCTGTTCGTAATTATACATTCCAAGAAGTTAAACCACTGAACTTCGTACAAGGAGAGTATTTAGAAGCAATTAAATATAGCGACGTTATATTTGGAATTGGATCTGCGGGTACTGGTAAAACTTTTATAGCTGCGTCATATGCCGCAGGGGAATTATTCTACAAACGAATTGATAAAGTTATTTTAACCAGACCTAATATTGAAACAGGCCGCGGTTTAGGGTTCTTACCTGGAACATTAGAAGAAAAATATGCACCATATCTACTACCTTTTGATACTATTTTTAATAAAGCCCTAGGCAAGGGCTTTTATGAGTATTGCTTAAATTCAAAAGCTATTGAACCAACCCCACTAGGGTTTTTACGCGGTAGTACTTTTGAAAACTGTATTGTTTTAGTTGACGAAGCTCAAAATTGTACAAAAGAAGAAATGAAAATGTTGCTATCCCGTATTGGCAAAAATTGCAAAATGATCTTCTCAGGAGATACAGAGCAAGCAGACATACCTAATAGCGGGCTAGAAGATGCAGTAAATCGTTTAGAAGGTATCGATGGAATTGAAGTAATTGAATTCCTTGATGAAGATATTGTACGCAGTAAAATGTGTAAACAAATTATTATGGCTTACAGGAATTAAATTATGGCAGAAATGTATAAACCCACAGAGGGTATGGCTAGTGCAGCCAAACGTGCACTTAAGTGGCACGAAGAAGGTAAACCTGGTGGTACATTAGTTGGTTTAGCTCGGGCTAATCAACTAAAAGATCGTGAAGATTTATCGGCATCTACTGTACTAAGAATGTTTTCATTCTTTAGCCGCCACGAAGTAGATAAAAAAGCAACTGGATTTAATAGCGGAGAAGAAGGTTTTCCATCAAAAGGCCGAGTTGCTTGGGATATGTGGGGCGGCGATGGTGGCTTCTCGTGGAGTCGTGAAAAACGAGACCATATTATGGCACAACGCGCACTTTTAGTACACGAAATCTTAAAGCTCAAGAAATGAAAAAAGCCCCGTATAGCAATATACGGGGCTTTTTTGTTAATTACGATTTGTAATATGCCAAGAACTTTGAAAAAGTACTTGTAGTGACTCATATGCATTTTCCAAAACAATTGTGCTTGTATTGTCTATATCCGCAGCACTTTTAACAGTTACTTTTCTATTACCAACAGGAGCGCCTATTTGTAATTTGATTATATATTGAGTACCTTTAGGAGCATTACTAGGCAAAGTAATTGTAATAGGTTTTTCATTAGTAGTACCTATGTAAAAATCAGTTAATTTAGCGGTATAATTTTCATCAACTATTACTGTATTAACTAATCCACAAGTTCCTGTAGCACCTGTAGCACCTGTTAGTCCTATAGGCCCCAATTTACCTTGAATTCCTTGTTCGCCTTGAATTCCTTGTTCGCCTTGAATTCCTTGTTCGCCTTGAACTCCTTGTTCGCCTTGAACTCCTTGTTCGCCTTGAGGCCCAGAAGGACCCGGCGGACCCGGCGGACCTATTACTGTACTGTTGACAAACAAATCACGGTCATCAACAATAGGCGGACATATTGGTAAAAATGGGCCTATAGGCCAACCAAAGGGACCTTGTTGTTGTTGTTGAAACATTCTTATTCCTTATAAAAAAAGCCCCACAACTTGTGGCTGCGGGGCTCAAAATACACTAAATATTAACGGATATTAGTATTTGTGTTTGCTGGGTTAGCAGTTAATGTACCGCTACCAACATTGATTGCTTCGTTAGTAGAACGAATTGACTGACCCAAGCCCCAGATCATATTGGCCAATTGACCATACTGCTGTTGCTGTTGTGTTTGCTGTTGCATCTGGTTAATGTTATTTGTATTAGTAACATTGATACCATTTGTAGCATTGGTCAAACGGTTTTCATTACGCAATTCAATGATTTCGTTTTGAGCAGTTGCCAATTCACGTTGCAAGTTAAGTTCATACTGTGATGTAATTAATGCACGAGTAGTTGTACCATCAGCAACAATTGCTTTTTGGGTTTCATTGAAACCAGTCAACATATTTGTGTTGATTGTGTTTAATTGTTGCGCTAATACCATTGCATTAGCATTTACTGCGTCTTTAACACCATCTGTACGAGCTGCTAAACTAGCTGTAATGTTGTTAAATTGATTTGTTAAACCAAGACTTTGTGTAGCTTGTGAAGCTTCAAAAGTTGCAGCATTAACTGCTACTGATTTATCTACTGCACCAATAGACTGCATTAATGCCATATTAGCTGCTGCTTGCTCTGGGGGACTGCGCAACATTGCTGCACCAGCACCGTCGGCTCCGCCACCAAACAAACCACCTTGACCATTGCGTAACAAGCTGCCTAAAATCAATCCACCGATCAATCCGCCACCGCTACCAAAGCCCAGGCCGCCGTCACCACCGCCACCGCCCATAATCATACTTGGAGTCATTACTTCTGCCATTTTTGTATCCTTTAATTTTGTGATCTGGCTCATAACTTTTGAATAGTAGTCATTAGCTTGATCTAATTTATCTTGAAGCGCACCCATAGTAAATGCAATCTGTTCTTCAGTTGGATTTACTGCTGGTACGCCAGTTTCATCTGCCATATAAGTTCCTTTTAAAGCAGAAATGATACTGCGTATCACGCGCAGTTACCAAAACCTTGGCAAC